TAAACGGTAGCTAAAGTTCCCCATTTATCGTTTCTAAAGGCTATCCTACCAACAGGAACATCTATTATTTTTAAAATTCGTTTTTTAAAATCCATAATTTTAACGTTTAACAACACTATATAAAAATAATGCTTTGAGTACTACCTTAAAGTGTTGTTTATTAATTATTTAGGTGCTTAATTCGTTGTTTTTGCTTATTTATGGGCACGCACTATTCTTATATTTTAACGTTAGGCACAATAAAAATTATTGCTTTCTCTTTGCTTGGTTCGTGTAGGCTACTGCTCATACACTCGTCCGTTCTAAACAATAAAATTATTTGGGCAACCCTAAAATTGCTTGATAACTTCCGCAAAAATCATACTTTTCACTATCAACAAAACCACAGCTTGTACTTAACACTTGCCAACCTAAGTCAAGCAATTCATTAATGTCTTTTGTAAACTGGTCTTCATCACTTCTACTAATTGTTACTACTTCTTTATACATAATTTTACAGTTAAGAACAAAGTATATAATTAATACTTCATTAAGTTATTATTAAATGTTATTTCTATTCTTTATATGTTAATTCTTAATTTAAATTTAACACGTTGTAACACGTACTAATCATATACAAGTAACGTTAGCAAAAATAAAAAAAGGCGACCTACTAAGTCGGAAATAAATACTTCTTAATTATTTCTTTTGTTTTAAATATTTGATGCATTTTTCTTTTATGGGATGTACCTTTGTCTTTTCTCCAAACATATATGTTGTCGTACTGAAATATTCCCCAAGGTTTAGGCTGTTTACAGGGATGCAAACTTAGTATTTCAACCTTATAAGGGTAATTACCTATCATAGTCCAAACCATATCGCCTTTTTTTAATTCTTTAATATCTATTTTTGGTTATTTAAGTTTTATTCAATTTTCTTTATTAAGGTTAGTGCTTAATTAAGACACACAACATATTTAAGCAAGTCACCAAACACAACCACATGAAGTCAATCTAATTTATTTATAAATTTCTACTTTTAAAAAAAACTATTAGATCCTCTATTTGCTTGTAAAATTCATCTGGACTATCACAATCACTCCATTGTTTCCAATCTTTTATTTCTGAACAAAAAACTGTTGTTTCGTATTTGTTTTCAGTTTTTAAAAACGTTTCAGTTTCTAACAAAATTCTACAAGCAAATCCCAGATATCCTCTTCTAATCTTGTCCAAAAATACATATTGATCTTCGTTGTCGGTAAGAGAATAAAACCCACTCGGATCTCTATTTACTTGAGTAGTCTGCAACATTACTGAACCAGCAAAACACACACTACAACTTCTTTTATCCGACACTCTTCCTTTACCCCAAACATCCATTTTTATCTTTATACCCTGCGAAACTGTTTTTTTAATGTCTTCTAAAGCTATTTTTAATAGCTCTGATGGCACTCTTGATAATAATACTTCATCTTTCATTTTACTTATTTTTGTTATTATTTGTTTTTACAAAACCAGTTACTGAAATAAATCTCCTTGTTTTTTGGGATTTTTAATTTCTTGTTGTTTTAACAATTCATTTATAGTGGATTGTTTTTGAGAAACAAAATTATTTAAAGTTGTTTTTTTAATTTTAATGGCTCTTAATTGCTGACCAGTATCAGTAAATAAAAATCTATTAGGAACAAATGTTTTAGCAAACATGCAACTATTAATTCCATGTTTTCCGGCATTGGCTGGTATCATTTTATTTATATACAAACCTCTTGTGGCCATTAAAAACTTTTGAACAAAAGGAAAAGTAAATGCCGATGCCATTCCTCCAGAAAAACGAGCTGCAACATTATGAGCTTTAACATCTATATAAGAAACTGTTTTTAATTCTTCTCCCATTTTTATGTAATGAGAAATAAATGGAGGCTTACCAAATTTAAACGGTGCTTCTTTATTAAAAACTTCTGTAAATAAGTAATATGCTTTTTTAGTCCAACCTACTCTAAAATCGTATGTATAGACTACATTATTAAGTAATGTATAATCTTCTATAACATTGTTTTTAGACTTATAATGTTTTTCTTTTTTATGAGTATATTTATCTAGAACTAATATTTTTTCTGGCTCTCTATCTATAAATTCTACATAGCCTTCTTTCATTAATTCTTCGAAATACCATCGAGCATACATTTCTCCAGGGTTTTCTTTTGTTACATTAGCTTTCATATGTAAATGCTTTTTTTATTTGATACCATAAGCTTATTTTTTGAACTTGTAAGTTTCTAAGTTTTGACCAAATGCTTGTATTTAGCACTTGGTCAAAATCATAATGTTTAGAAATTATTTTTGTTTTATTAAAATTTTCCTTTAACATTAGTCAACAAGTTTTAATGGATTATTATCAGATTCATCTTCTTTTCTAGTTTCATCTTTAACTGGAAGTGGTGGAGGTAATGGAGGTGTTTGATCTGCTATTAAACCACTTAGATAGTCTTGGAAATTATCAACAAAAAATTCCATATTAGTAAATCTAAATCCTTCTTGAACAGCATCATAACCAGGTTTAATATAACCATAAATATGTTTTCGTTCTCTAAACGTATATTTCACATAATCATTTTGTGATGAAAATTGAAATATAATATCATCAATCTTAAAATCTGCAGGAAGTATTTTATAGATAGAATTAAGAACTCCAAAATTAATAGCTATAGATCCGACCATTGATTCTTCTAATGTTCGAGCTTTTGTTAATTTAGATAAAGGTTCAATGATGTTTACATTAAGTTCTTTATAATGTAGATCTTTTGAAAAACGAGGATTTTCAACTTCAAGAGCTCCTTGTTTCATTTGCATATTTGCTCCTTTAGTTAATTCACTCCAATAATCGGAACTAAAAATTTTACCATTCATGTACATTAATATGCCTTCTAATGAATTTAATTCATCATCATGCTCTATTCCACACTCTATAGTAAAATAGTCGTATAGATCTATTACAATCATCCAGCCCATATTAAAAACCATTGCTTTTTGTTCTAATACGATAATGCCTCTTAACGGGCTGTCTAAAGGCTCGTCTTTTAATGCGTTTGCTTTCTGTAAAGCAGTTTCTAGTTTTGGAAATTTAAGTGTTATCATTATTGTATTTCATTTAATTTATTATACAAAAAGAAAAGTTCTTCAGAAGAAGAATGTGATTTCAGCCTGCTTACAATAAGTTGTTTAAGTTTTTTAGATTCTTTTAAAATATAATTTAAAAATTCTTTATCATTTAAACTTCTAAATTCTTCAGTATAAACTTCTACTTGATTTGCAGTAGGCGGCAATGGCATATCTGTTGGTGGAATTGCTTCATCAATCTTAGCAGCAACTTCTTGAACTTGTTCTACTGCATTTTTAGAATTAGCAATAGCTTCTTGTGCATCAAGCTTTCTTTTCGTTACTACAGCTTCAATTTTATTTTCTAAAGCTTTAGTTTGATTATGAATACTTGTAGCAAAATATTGTCTTAATTCTGTTTGAACATCATTATCTAAAATATCGAATTCTAAACCAAAAATGATATTTCCAAAATTCCATGCTTTTAAATTCTTTAAATGAAGATTAAGATTTTCTTCGTTAGCAGTATTTATTAACTCAGTAGTCTTATCATTAATTTCAGCTCCAATCTTTTCATACTTAATAGTATTATAAATCGTAGATTTTTTATTCTTAAGATTAGCTTCTTCTGCAGCAGCTTCTGCCTCGGCAACTTTAGCATTTAAAGCGGCATCTTTTTTAGCCTGGGCTTCTTCTTTCTTTCTAAGAACCTCAGCTTCATAGTCTGAAAACTTTTCAGTAATAGATTCTTTAGTTTCATCTGAAATAGTTTTAAACGTTTTCTCGATAGCTAAGACTGCATCGTATGGCTTTTTCAAATCTTTCTTTAATGGACCAGCAGATTTCTTTAAAAGTGAATTAAAACTACCTATAGATGATTTTACAGATTTGTAAGCATCAATACTTTCTTTATCATCAATAGAAACAAATACTAATTTATTAGCTTCACTTTTTATATCTAAAAGTTTATTAACAATAGGGTTTATTTTTGATAGTTGACCAGCTGTAGCATTTTCTGTTAAATACACTACGTTTTCTTTAACTGTTTCTGGTAGAGCTTTAATTTGCTCTGGTGTTAAAATTTCTAATTCCGTTACTTCTGTGTTTTCTTTACTCATGATTATTATATATTTAATTTGATATTAATTTTACTTCTTCCATTACTTTTTTGACATAATCTTTTATGCCTTGTAATGCTTGACCTTCGGTTTCATATGGAAAATTATCAAAACAATAAATCATATCTCCCAAGTGATTATTCTCAATTTTAAAAATACCAGCTGACCACATATCATTATTATTAAGATCATTCTGAACAGCCATATATGCTATTCGATCAGGATAATATTCTGCTATTTTAAAACCTATGAATACATTCACATTATTATTCTTCTGTAATAAGTCCATTTACTATTTTTATTGCCGAAGCATATTTTTCTTTAAAGTAATCTCCACGATTTATTTTCATAGATACTAATGACCACATTTCTACAAAAGTATCTATACCATGTAATAATCCTTTTTTAGAAACAAACTCGTTTATTGCAGACATAAATAAAGGATAACCAGATTTATTTTCTGATATTTTTATTATTGCTTTTGGTCCGCATCCTTTAAGGCCTGGTATTCCATCTGTACTATCTCCAGATAAACATTGTTTTATTAATAAATCAAATCCTTCTTCTTCTGAAGTATAATAAAGAACACGTCTTTTTAAATCAAAATGATATCCAGGGACCTGTTTTAAATCTTTATCAATTGAAGCTATAAATGTTTTTTCTGGATCCTGAAGGAAACAAACTAAATCATCAGCTTCTAAATCATCATAGAACAATGTTATGTATCGTTCTTTGATGTATTGATAGACATAAGCCATATCTTGAAACTTATCAGGATAAGCATTATTATCTACCACGTTTTCACGATTACCTTTATACTTTTTTTCCTGAGCAAAATGATTTCTAAAAACTTGTTTAGATGGTGCTGAAAAACAAAATACATAAGCTTTAGCTTTATAGTTATTAAACACTTCTCTACCTAAGTAAAAATCAATAACTTCATTAAGCATTGAACGACTATGCATTAATCCTTCATTCATTATCTTTTTGTACATAGCTGAAGCTGTCAAGTACTTAAAGTAATCAGCATCTATTAAAGCTACTTTATCACTAAAGTCTTTTTGTTCAAATATTACTTCGTTCTGTTCTCCGTATACTGGAGCATTCATTGAAATTATTTCCATGATTAATATTTAAATATTTTAGACAAAGTAAAATGAGTTTCGTATTCAACAGGATCCATAGGATGATTGCATTGAAAGTATCTTAATTCTATAACACCTCTATAGCATCCTCTTTTTATAGGAAGATTACAAGAATATTTATCGATTAAATGATCTAATATATATTCTCCATCTAATAATAATTCTAAATCTCTTAATGTTTGTGTTTCTTTTTTTACAGGAAAGGTATCTATTAATAATGTTTCATTATTAGTTACCGCTATTATGCAATTGTATTTATCGCAATTTTGTCTTG